CCGCTACGGCTGAATCCCAATCTTTGAGGATTAGCTCCCGTGTGCGCTTCAGAATTTCTTTTCTGAGGTCTTTTTGAATCACTTTTAGGCCGATGATTGCAGCCTGTAATTCTTTAGACTCCCAAATTAGTCCATTCTGATTAGTGCCCACGGGAGCACCTCAACTAAACGGCAGGGGTGTAGGTTGGGCGACCCTGTACAGGGAGGGAAACGGTTGCCTCTGCGAATGAGTCAACAGCGCCACCTACCTGTCCGGGGGTGATGATTACATCTGCGCTCCATAAGCTTCCACCTGCAACGGGCTCGAAAGTCAAGGTGACTTCGCTGCCTTCGTTTGCAAAGAGGTAAGCCGAGAGGCTACCAGTAGTGTCCCAATCCTGAGCGTAAGAGAGGTCTACAGTCCAAGTTGAAGCACCTACGTTAGTGAATACAGCGGTAGGCTCCAAACCTTTCCATGTAGCGGAAGATACAGAGGGGGTGAAGACAACGCTGGAAACGTGCTTCTCGAAATCAGACCCAGCTACCGAGAGGACTACATCCTTGAGGTAGATAGGCTGCACGGCAATCTGAGCCATTTTTCTTATCCTTACTTGTTATAAGCGATTGTTAGGGTTATTTTGTAGGCCGGTGCTTGGTTTTCACCAAACAATGACCTCTCTGCAATTGACCAATTGAGCCAAGTAATTTGGTCGAGAGCGTCAACTACAGAATCTAAAGCGTCGTCAAGTGCATCCTCTGAACGACGTACATCGACGCCAGGGGTGACAACATACAGCGCGAACGTGTCGAAATAATCGCCCATAGCATTAGGGGCTTTTGCGCGTGATTCGCGGTACAGCAAAACAACTGGGCGCTTAGCTTCCATCCCGTCGATGCTGCGAGGCACGTCAATAATTTTGACCGTAGCCGGTAGGAGAGGCTTGAGGGCTGCAGCAAGTTCTGAACGTACTGACATTAGTACATGCCCCCAATAGCACGCTTAGGGCGCAACAGGGCGCGGATGGTGAAATCTAGAGGGAAGACTCTGACTTGAAAGCCCTCGACTCCAACATTGTCTTGTTGATTAGCAATGACGGATTGATAGATTGCGCGGGCTTGCATGAGCTCTGCCTGAACGTAACGCTGAGGAATTGGGGCACCCTCTGCGAGTGCTGGAGCGTAAGCCAAGCATTGCTCTTTAGCGGTGTCAAGAATTTGGAAAAGTAGCACGTCATCGAGTGGAGCGTCTGCCCATTGAGCGCGAGCCATTTCGAGTGTGAGCCAGCCGTCAATTTCTTGCACGATGAACTTGAAAGGTTCACATTGAACTTCAACGTTTCCGGGAGTGTCAAAGAAAGTGATGATGATTGTGTGAATTCCGGGCGTTTCAAGAATTGTTGTTGTAGGCCAAGTGAACTCTAGGTGTTGCCCGTGGTCTTCTCCTGTGAGAGTGCCGAGTACTTCACCGGTAGGGCTGAGCATGTAAGCTTCCCATGATGAAAAACCGCTGATTTGTACAGTGTTGCCTACTTCATCAACAAAATCTGCGCGTGTTGGAGAGAGTGGAACGTCGCCAATCCACAAAGAGCCAAGTTCAATGACCGGAATGATTGCCATATCTGGCTCCTCTCAAAAGTTAGGGGGTGTGAGGGGGGTTCCGCAGGGGTACGGGTTAACCCCCCTCACGGGTTTATTAGGCTGCTGGAGCTACGAGCGCCAGAGCGTTGGGGTTAGCCACATTTACGGCATGGTAGCCGAATAAACCCAAATCGAAACCTCCGACAGAGATTGCTTCAGCTTCGACACGGATAGGTGCACCGCTGAGCTCGTAAGAGGTTGCAGCCTCACGAGCGCCAACAAGCACAGTACCTGCAACGAGTTCGCTCGATGGGATGATTGCGAAACCGGCACCGGTTCCACTTTCAAGACCGAGAGAAGCGTTGAGGTATGCGAGAGAGTCGTTTGAAGTAGTCATAACGAGTTCGCGGTACAGGTCGGAAGCAACTACTGCGAAAGTAGGTACAGCGGTGTCAATGATTGCTTCAACACCATCCATGATGCGATTCCATGCAACCTGAGAGGTTGCAGACCCTGCAACTACATCGGTAGCACCTGCAATGAGGGCGTCAATGGTAGCGAGGTCTGTAACCTTTGCGTATGATTCGGTCATTGCACGCAATGCCGATTCGATTACATCGGTACGACCAAAGTCGCGGAATTCGCGAGCCCAGTCATGTGCACCTGCGTAGCGCTGTCCGGTGATGGTTACAGGCGTGGTGGATGGCTCGTTGCTAGGTACAGCGGTCTTGTTTCCAGTCCATGCTGCAACGCTAGGCTTTGCGTTCCACTTCCATGCTTCCATCGTGAGCGCGGTAAGAGCACCGCTTCCAATCAGTGGAATGTACTTACGCTCGTAAGAGCGACCGCTCCAAAGCTCGCCAAGCCACTGAGGTTGAGCGGTGTTTACGCCTACCGAGCCGACACCATCAAAGGTGACGTCTTCGAGAGCTGCGAACAGAGAGGTTACTGCCTTAGCGTCTTCACGCTGTGCAATCTCTGCGAACAGTGAACGTGAGCCGGACTTGGCTGCATCGCTCAGCTTGGATACTACGGTTGCAAGACCCTCGGATACAGGCGCAGCCTTGTGAGCCTGTAGGGTCTCGGGTGCTGTTGCTGCGCCCATTGGGTTTTCTCCTTGTGTGTTAGGGGTTTCTGGGACAAAGACAGTAGACTCTACTGCCCCATCCACAGGGTTTACAACGTCAACAATGACCTGCTCGGGCAAGTCATCGGTAACGATTTCTTCGACGTTGCCCTCGGGGTCGGGGACAACTTCCAAGATTTCTGCTTCTAGAGTCGCGTCTTCTGCCACGGTCTCCTCCTCATTTTCAGGGTCTGTATCCTCGGCAAACTCAGCGAGGAGCGCAGCGGATGGGAAAGCGCCTTGAGCAACTACTGCAGCGCCAAACAGTGAGCCAGAGACAGCTTTGCGTGCCCTAATGACTACATTCTTTACTTCAGCGGAAAGCTTAGAGCGGGTGCCGTCTGCAATCTCTGCGAGGAGGTTATCCCCGTCTTCAGTTGCAGCGATTTTGAAAGTTCCAACGATACCTGCAGGGGTCTCAGTGAGCTCGACAGCGCGACCGACAGGCTCCTCACGATTGTGGTCTACGTTCAAAGTGACAATGTCAGGGTCTGCAGGGATGTCTACAGTGCCAGCATCGATGCTGAAACGGCCTAGATTGGTCTGTCCAATCTCGCCATATGGGAGCAAAAGGCCGGATACAATACGGTCTTCAGCGTTTGCGTAGAGGCTACCGGCCTCAATTTGTACATCTTTTGCCATGTTTCTAATCCTCTGCAGGGGGAGCGGTAGGGCTTGGAGTCGTAGTGTAAAGGTCTGAAAGGTCGAAACGGATACGGACACCGGGGGCAACTACGTCATCAAGGCTGAGGCGTTGCTGGATTGGTTCCATCCAGTAGGGGAGAGTGAAGTCTGCGAACTCGTTACGCTGCCCCTCTTGCGTCGAATAGGTGAGTGACGCGGTGGAGAGGCTTGCATCCATAAGCGCTGCAGGGATACCAAGAAACGCTCCGATGTCAATGCGTAGGAAATTGCGACCCTCGATAAGCAAGCTAGGCTCTGCATTACCGTGAGCGCGTGCCTCGATATTGTGAGGCGTAAATGCGATGGCACCATTTACATCTGAGCGAGCATCTGCCCACGCCTGAACAAGCGCCTGAACTTCATCAAGTTCGAGAGGGTCATCCGTAGTGGCGTGTAATTCAATGGCTGGGATTGGGTTTGTAGCCTTTCCAACCCAAGAATTTTCGAGCTTTGCACCGCCTCGAATCGTGCGAGAAGCGACTTTCAGCAAGCCCTCGAAAGGTGCCGGAATTAGGATGACGGAATCAGCCTCGGCAATTTGGTCATCAATAACGATTTGACCATCAACGTTGATGTGCCAGCGTTCAATCGGGCAGCGGTCGGCCTTGATTATGACACCATCAGCGTCACGTTCAACACCCCACAGTGACCAACCGCTGAATATGAGGTCGTCAATTGTCCAGGCCATACGGTGCCACGGGGAGACTTCACCGTCTGTAGCTTGCAGCCATGGCACATTCACTGGCTGGTCGTTAGCATCCAATGCGACCATTGGGAAGCGTGCAATTGTAGAGACCAAAATTTGGCGGGCTTTCGCAACGGCTGGAATCGTCATTGCGTCGACACGCGAAACGATGTTAGCCTCTGAGCCAAAGACGTCAGACCATACAACCTGTGAAAGCTGCGACTGTACCCATGGCGAAACAATGCCTTGATTAGGCGTAAGACTGCGTTCGTGCAATTGGTCGCCGGACTCGATAAGTCTCAAAGCGTTTCTAATACCCACGCGCTCATTCTACACCATACAATCTACGTTTTCGATGTAACAATTTGCATCTTTTGGCGTGGCTTCATATTGTCATAAGCCCTCAAAGCCATCGTTGCAGCCACCAAAGGGGCAATATCGCCGTCAGAATTACGGCGTGTCCAAGCCCATCCGTTCTCACCAAGAGGCCTTTTCACAGCTTTGCGTGCTGCCTCATTCAATGATGGTTGGTCAAAATGTCGCAGATTTCCCTCAACGAGCTCTTTCATAAATGATGCACAGCCCGGTGACAGGTCTTTGTAAGCCAGCGGTTGCACCTTTGGGCGAGGCCGTAAACGATTCAACGCCTCGGCTTCCACCAATGCAGCGCCTACAGTATCGTGCGCGATGGTGCATCGGTAGCGGTGTGCAAGTTCACGCAGGCGAGGTACAAGCCACTCGGTGCCCTGTTGATGGTCGACGATTTCAACATATGCTTTGTCGCCATCACGCCATGCTGCAGCGATTGCAGCGACTGAGCCATCGACAGCGACATCGAAAGCGAGCGTGAAATGTTCAGGTTTCTTAGTGAAGTCTTGCGCTGCCTCTCTCCATTTCTCCATATCAATGGCAGAGCGTGAGAAGTCTTCAGGCCAAATGCCAAGATACTCACGCAGGAAATTAGGGCGAGGCAACCGGTTGAAGTTGTTTTCAATGGTCTCTAAATCTGTCAGTGTGCCAATACCGGGGTGTACTTGCTCCCATAATCCTGGGCTTTCAGCCTCCTCCAGCGTGGTCGTATCAGGCGCAGCAAACTCCACAATGCCAGTACGAGCAACGCCCTGCCTACCCTCCTCAAGGATGTCCCAGAAAAGGCCACTACGTCGCTCCCCCGCGGTACCTGCAACTATCAATTGAGCACCCAATCGGGTGTCCATCGTAGGCAGAATGGCACCCAATAGCTCTTGCGAATCGGCTGCATCATGCTCTTGTGCCTCGTCGAGGATGATGGTGTCCCCGGAATCACCGCGGAAAGCATCAGGCTTAGGTGGCAACACCATGAACATTGAGCCGTTATAGAAACGCAAGTTTTGGTTACCGGCACCGCGCATGATACGGAATCCACGCGCCTCCTCGTTAGGTTCCACACGCTCCAAAGCTCGCGCCATCTCTAGGAAACGCGCAGAGGCCTTAGTTCCATTCTGTGCCGTAAACAGCACGATATGCCCCGGCCTAGCAAGGCACCTACCAATCGCCAAAGCCAAAAGGGATGTTGTCTTTCCAGCACGTCGAGGAATACACACACCCATGATTCTCTGCAACGGTCTGGCTTTCTCTGCATCCCAAGCGTTCAACGCGCAAGCAATTTTCCATTGCTGAGGAGTTGGAGTAAAGCCCATCGCTTTTGCACCAAGCAAAAACTCATCCGCGAACTGCTCAGAGCCAGCGTAATCACTGACATGCAGCGGTTTTGCGCCATTCTGTAAAAAAAAAGAGC